CTTAACATCTTGTTTTGAATAGTCACCACCAGATAGTTTTGATATGCGGCGAGCATACTTATTCGTCACAGCAGCGTCGCGGCGTGTAGTTCCTACAGATGCCTTAACATCTTTAGCGCGAGGTGTGAGTGCTTGCTGAGTAGCAACAAAACTATTGCGAGCATTTACCTCATCCATCTGCTCGACTTCTTCTTTCATTCCGCGTTCTGCGCCGAGTTTAGCAGCAATTGCCATCTCACGACGCTTTTCCATGCTTTTTCCCTTGAACTGAGGAGCCTTTGACTTATAGAAGTCCTTGATTACATCGCCCATCTTGGCTTTCTCAAGATCGATTTTCTCATCGACTTGTTCGACTTCTTCATTCATCTCACCTTCCATATAGTTGGCAGCAGTAAGGATATAATCCTCAGCAAGAGTAATCTTGCTCTGCACCCACTCAGGTAGATTTGTAGTGTCTTCGAGCATGTCGTGTAGACGCTTTGCATTAGTTAAAATACTGCGCAATTGAGATTTTGCCATGTCACCTTCGTAATCATACTCACCGACATCGGCTTGGTCTTTGACTGCCTCACCCATGTTTTGAGCAATTGGGTGCTTTGATTGTTTTGCAAGCATGATCTTTGCGATTTTCTTACCGTATGACATTTCTCTTTCCTCATTTGCACTGCGTAATGCTGCAGCGACTTTTGGGTGTTTGGATAAACCTGGACGAATCTTTTCGATAGCATTGGAAGCACCAGTCATATTTCCACCTTTATAACGCTTATCAAAGGCGATTCCCTTTGCCATCTTGACTTCTTTATCTGATGCTATTGTTGCTGCTTCAGCTACAGTTTCTTTTTTAGGCATTTCTTTTGTTGCACGAGATTGTAGTAATTCTTTTCCGCGCCGACGACTTGCTTCGCTCTCTGCACGCGCACGATCAAATGCACGAGCAAGTTTCTCAGCAGCACTCATACGACGAGTTTCATCCACCTGCTCAACTTCTTCGTTATATCCCTTACGAATATGCAATGACTGGTGAATATCTCTTAGATCGTCATGACCTTCATCATCTGGATCCACAGTTGGGACATCATGTTTTTCTTTATACTTACGAACAGAAGCGGCAATTGCTGCCATTCTTTGATCTTTTGTTAATGGTGTTTTCTTTGCAGCGCGTGCAGCTGCTTGAACCTTAGAGTGTTGATCGCGAGTAAGTGGCTTAATGGTATCTTTTAATTCTTCGCCACTACCATCAGCAGAACCCATGCGAGTTCCCTTTGTAGCACCATATGCCTTTAAACTTTTTGCTTGAAGTTGCTTAACTCTTTCGCTAGACTTAACTTCTTTAGATGCTTGCTTTACGCTTTGACCTGCACCATGACCACTCGACTTGAGCCATGATTGAAATTTTGGATTCTTAGCATGCACATCCATGAGTCGCTTTTTGAGTGCACTAGAACCTTGAGTAAATGCTTTATTCCATGCTGCTTCTGACATTTATAGACCCTTTAGTGTTGATGACAACATCCAAGCCAATTTCTTGTGCTCGTCGTAGAGTTGAGTGAGAAAATCATTAAGTCCGATTTCATCTGCAGCTTCAGCCATTTTAGCACAAGCCAAAAGACCAGCAAGAACTTTGTTATTATCTGCTTCAAGAGCAGCAACCATTTCCATAGCAGTCAATGGATCTTTGTTTTCCATAATCTTCGAACTTGCAATAATACTTGCAAGATTCATTGGAGCTGTAGCGTTTAATGCACGAAGATGCTCAGCGAGATGGTCGATTTTATCGAAAACGTTTTCGTAAATCTTACCGAAGAAATCGTGTAGTTGAGGAAAGTCTTTGCCAGTCACATTCCAGTGAAAGGAATGGGCTTTAAAATAAAAGACGAATGCATCTGACGTTACATTATACAATGCGTCGATCAGAGCTGGTTCTGCTTGTTCAGAAACCATTTGCTCCGCTTGTTCTACAAGATTATAATATTTCATCGAATTCCTCAATCTTTAATTTTAAGTCTGTCGTTCCACGTTTAATTCTATGAAAGGTTCGAGCAGGAATAAAAAGGCGATCGCCTTTGTATAACTTTTTGGGAAGTCGATTATCAAATTGCAACTCCCAACCAGTACCCTCTAAAACCTCAATATATCTTCCTCTTCGATCACGATGCCATATTAATTCTTCAGTCAAGACATCGTGTTTAAATGTTCGCACGAACGTCCAATTATTTAGTTTTTCGTCAATGTATGGACTTACCACCATGTTTTCCCAGAATTACTAAAGAATCTTGGCCAACGGCATGCCCAGTAAGAACGTGACGTCTTGTCCTTATTTGTTAAGCAATGGTGACGAGCAACGAAACTGCGAGTTGCTGCAGGATCCATGTACTTCTTTGTCATTCCAGATTGACTGAAATTGATCTTGCGAACTCCATCACCGACACGAACATAGACCGCACCACCGCCACCAGAACGGAATGGTTTGCCGATGCCTTTACCGTCTGTTGGATCGTCAGCCTCATTTACAGGAACGCAGTTAGGGACCATCTTATCGCCCTTCTTCTTCATTCCACGCTGAGTGTAACCTTTCCAGCACTCCTCGAGACCTTCCTCGATAGGATAATCAAGAACAACTTGCTGACCATCAAACTCGGCAATCTCACCGATATTTGATTCAAGCATATCCTTTTCCCACTCGTCTTTTGGAGTGTACTTGCCTTCTTTATAAAGACGCTTGGCTTCTGAGATCATTTCAAAGAACATCTCAGAACCTGGACGAAATGCGTTCTCAGTAAAAGAGATGTTCTCTGTTAGATGATATTCAATCGCTTCCTCAACCGTAACTTGTTCGAGCGCATTGAAACGTGCAGTTATTGGTAATCCCTGCAGAGTATAATCGTAATGATTTGGACCTTTTAGTGCGCCTTTCTTGTGCTTTGTTGTTAAGGTTGGCTGGGTTTCGACGCCATCATCTTTGCCGTCTTTCTCTTTGGCTTCTTTGACGCCTTTTCTGAATTCAGAGAATTTTCTATCACTTTTATTATTTCCAGATCCGTCTTGTCCATTGCACTGACAGTTACCGCCGCATCCGCATTCTGATTCTGTCTTTTGAACAGTCTTGACATCAACCTTTCCATCATCACTGAAAGCATTTGCTATCTCCTGGCTTTGTCCTGGGGTCATTGCAATTGCATGCTTTCGGTATTCATCCGTGCCCATTAATTGCATTTCGAATAGATCATTAATATCTGTGTCTTCGCGAAGATCTTTATCTGCTGTATGATAGGTCTTACCCTTGTTGATATAAGAGTTTACACGAGCATGACCCCACTGTTGCGGTGTTGTTCCTGGACGATGTCCAGAATTCCAAGCAGCAACTCCGCGCCTGTAAACTTTGCGGAGAGTGCCGACAGAAATACCTGACTTCTTGGCTTTTGCTGAGAGTGATGAATCTGCAGCACCCTCATCAATCACTTCCTCGTTCTTTGGTTTCTTACCAGCCTTCTTCATGGCGATAGCAATTGCTGCCTGTTGTGCAGGAGAAGATGCTTCTTGAACTTTATTTGCAGCAAGTTGCATTTTTGCTTGTTCAAATCCTGCTCTTTCAGCATCGTTCAGTTCGCGCTTCTTCATCACCGCAGTGACATTTCCGCTGCGTGGGACACGACGAATGGCTTCACCCATCGCTGCTTGATGAATATGGCGATTCTGGTGTGTAAGAACTCGAGTGTCACGAATTCTTCTTTCGCGTTCTGCTTTCTTTTCAATAGCAACATGATCAACTGGTTTAGCAACTTGTTCCATTTTTGCAAGTTGTGTATAGTAATCTGGCTTTTCCCAAAGATGAGCGAGCGCGATAATCTCTGCTGTATTCTCATCATTAGTGTGTTCCATCTCAATCTGTGATCCAATTTTCAATGCTTGGATAATTTCAGCAACAGAAACTTTATGTTTGGCTGCAATATCCTCAACAGTATGAGGGACCTTAACATCAGCAGTCATCTGTTCGCCCATCATCTTACGAACAGCAATAGTATGCTTACTTGGTTTTGTTTTCGCAGTTGCATCACCTGGAGCTGGTTCATACGCTCTTGGGTCGCTATCAGAAAGTTTTGATTTCTCTCTCCAATGAGCAGCGCGTGCCTTTGCAGTAGATGCACTTAAACCACGGACGTATTTCTTTGGTAGTCCAGATGCTTTATCTTTTGCAACTGGTGGAAAATATTTTTCTTTAATAACGCTAAATGCTTTTGGTTCTGGTGTTGTTTTGATTTCAAGACCGAGTTCAACAACGCGCTCTAGAAGTTTCTCAATCTGAGCACCGAAGAATACTCTCTCCATTTCTGAAGATTCATTTAGATTGATTGAATTGTTAAAGATAAATGCTTCTGTGTTGCGAGCTAGTTCCTCTGCTTTAAGGAATTTATCAATACGCTTTGACTCTACGAGTGGTTGCTCGCGCTGTTCGTTTCTTAAACGAGAAACCTTATTAGTTACAGAAACATGAACATAATCGTAAACATACTGCTTTTGTTCAAGAATCGTTTGAACCTCTGTGATCTTGGCTGAATCAGATACGCCATTAATAACGATATTTTTTCCTTCACGAATGAGTTCGTCTGCAGCACCATTTAAAAGTTGATCTGCCTGAACTTCAGTCAAGTCAAAACGAGAGAAGATGTTCTTAAGAACATAATCTTTCCCGCTGCCTGGACCACCAAGAAGAAAAATACCAACTGGATTTACTGATTCCATTTGCATACCTGCTTTTACCTTATCATGTATATGTGCGCCCAATTTTGGGTCGCTATAGTGTGAAACGAACTCTTTCTTTTTTCCAGCAGCAACTAAACCGCGAAGTTTAGATGCAGACATACCTTCTGCACCCTCTGCATCAGGGTCACGATTTCCTGCTGAAACAACATTAACCTTTTTGATTCCAGGAAATTCTTTCTTACGATATTTAGAAAGTAATCCGTGGAACTCTGCAACTCGATCTGAGCCAACAACCATTGTTACGTTGGTGTGACCTTTTTTCTCGAGATGCTTCATTGCATCAATTGCTGTACGGACTTTGCCGTGAGAAACAATATTTGCATTTGGAAATAGTTTTTGCATTGCGCCGACTTTATCATTATGGCTCAATGGATTCTTTTTAGCATCTTGAGAATGTGATGGGAAAACATAATGTGTGCCGCTTGTTTTTTCAGCATGTTGTTGTACTGCTGACACGAGTTTGCCGTGTCCTTCCTCTGTTGGAGGATTGAAGCGACCAAATGTAAAGGTTGCGTTACTCATATTACGCTCTGTGCTGTTTTCTTTGCTTTAAGTGCTGCAGATCTTTTGCGATTTGCCTCAGTAAATTTACGAGGAACAAATTTAACACCATTTGAAACAAACCCCTCTCCTGCTGCTGGCTCATTATCGATATGGTGTTTATACCCACCGTGAGCAGTTTTAGAGAGAGCATCAGCAACAGCGTATGTTGCTTTCTGCATATGATGGTGAATATCGAAAGTGCGATCAAACTTTTCTATATTATCATTCACATGATTAATCGCCGCCTTCATTTCTTCGGCTTTCTTAGCCTTTGCCTTATCAGTTTTTACTGAGTCGATTCTCTTTTGATGGTATCTCTGTAAGAACTTTTTATATCCGCTGGCACTTGGCTTTTCGCCAGTATCAATTGTTGAATTAGAATAACGATTTAATGTTTCTTCGTGATCAACATGATGATCGTGAGAATGATCTTTAGAAAGTTTCTTTGCTGCAGCAATATGCTCCATTGTCTTTCGCTTTTCTTCTGGAGACATCTTTCTTTCGTCAGCAGAAACACTGTGATTCATTAAATGAACGTCTGGGTGTTGCTTAAACTCACTGTGTTCGATCGGAGATGCCTTTCCGCTCTTGTCTAGTTGTGAGTGCATAACCAAACTTACCCTAGATTTAGCAAGTTTTTTACCCTCTGGAGAATCCTTTGCAACCGAGTATTTAATGGTGTTTGGTGTATGACCGATATGATCATCTTCAGTTTGACGATCCTCGGGAGCACTGAGATAACCGCCCTGATATTCACCAGCCTTATCTGGAAGAACCTTATGAACATGATTTAGGATGTTCATGAGAGGACCTGCAATATATGGCTTATGCGTATATTGCTTCTTTATATCTTCGTGAGAATAATTGTATTGTGCTCCAGGTCCTTTATATTTGACACCAACCTTTCCTTCTGGTGTTTTAACGACCTGAAATGACATGCGATCGTCGATCTTTCGAGTGATCGGAGCACGACCGTTAATAACACCTTGGATTTTGGAGAGAGATGAACCGACTGCGCTCTTTTTAGTATTAAAGGCAGATTCGGCTGGATGGGGAAGGTGTTGGATTCCGCGAGCAGGTGCTTTTTGCTCTGTTATAAATGGAATATACTGTTTGAAACCAAACATACTCTCTCCACACTGTGGGATTATAGTATATTTAGTTATTTTTTGCGGTTAAGATACCGTGAATAATGTCATCGATGGTCTGTTGAATAGAATACTCAGGACGATAACCGAGTTCTCTCAACTTGGTGTTATCCATAAAGAAAGAGCGAGAAGATTGGACTTTCTTATGGAACTCTTTCTGTTCAATCGTGCGGAGTTCAGAAGCCGAATCCATTGCATCTCGAGCGTATCGAACAATGTCTCTAAAGATTATCGGTTTACCGTTTCCGATATTGTAGATGGAGTTGATTTCTCCTTGCTGGACAACGAGATCGATTGCTCGAGCGCAATCCCTAACATCAATATAGTCACGATAAAAATACCCACTATCATAGAGATCCACTGGTCGATTGGACGCGATCTCCGCCAGTAAGTATTGGAGAGCGTTCTTTTTCGCAGATACCTTTTTATCTTGTTTACCCAATACATTTGCGAGCCTTAAAATTCGATATTGAAGTCCAAACGTCTCGCAGTAGGACATCAATAACTGCTCGGCGCATCTCTTCGTGATGGAATAAAAACCTTTTGGCTCACATGGATCGGTTTCGGGAATTCCTCGCGGTCCATTGCCAATTTGTGATGGATGACCACCACTAAATCCAGAGTCTTGTCCATAGACAAACCAGGAACTCATGAAGTTGAACACTCCTTGTTCACCAGTTCGTTTTATATAGTCTCGATAGTTATCGAGGACTTTCATCAAGACAACGAGATTAGTATTAATATCCAAGAGAGAATCGACGTGTACATTATAGTTGTCAACGGTACTAATAAAGTAAACGCAATTTGCACTCCGTACTTCGTAATTATCCCTGTAATTTTTGATCCAGCCTTTGGCAACGTTACAGTATTCACTTCCGACAAAACCATATCCCCCAAAAACGTTTACGATTGCCATTTTGCAAACACGCTTTCGTAATAGGCAAATACATCTTCGCCATAGTGTGGAGGGCAACCAACAAAGAACACGTTACTCAATGCCTTGTTCGCATTTGGATACTTCGAAGCATCGTCAAGATGTTTGTAACCAGGATGCAACAGAATATTTCCAGCAAAGTAGTTGCGAGTCTGAATACGATTTGCTTCGCAGAAGGCTTGGAGTTTTTCCTTGAGTTCAGGTGTATCAGTGATCAACGGCACACCGAACCAAGAAGGATCTGCCTTATCCAGAGCAGAGGCAACGCGAACACCAGGAACGGAACGATAGAAGATGCTCTTGATGCGCTCGAAATTCAAACGACGCTTCACATCAATCTCATCTATTTTCTTCAACTGCTCAATACCAATCGCACCTTGAAGATCAAGTGGCTTGAGATTGAATCCCATGTTTGAGAAGAGATACTTGTGATCAATTATTCCATTATATCCTTCAAGCCATTTATCAAAGCGATTACCACATGTTCCACAAGCCAATAGATTAGCAGCACCGACGCAACGGCAATCACGACCCCACCAGCTAATGCTGCGAGCAGTGTTGATGAGTTGTTCGTCGTCTGAGCAAACCATCCCGCCTTCGCCTGTCGAAATGTGGTGAGCAGGATAGAAAGATGTTGTCCACGCATAGTAATAGTCCGTAAGAAGTTTACCATCCCAACGAGTGCCAAGTGAATCGCAGTTATCACCAATTAAAAGAAGATCATGTTTATCACAGATTTCTTTAATGCGATCCATATCAGGAGGATTGCCGAGCACTGGTGAAACGAAAATAGCGGCTGTACGTTCTGTAATCTTTTCTTCAAGTTTATCAAGATCGAAATTAAGAGTGTCCATTTCAATGTCTACAAACACTGGTTTTAGATTATTCTGAACGAGTGGTGCAATAGTCGTCGGGAATCCGACAGGTGATACAAGAACCTCAACGCCATCTTCCAAGTTCAGATGCTTCTTGAGTGCTGCAACCATTGTCAAATTGGCAGAGGAACCAGAGTTGACCATGTGAGCATGCTTCACATTGAATTTGCGACAGAATGCCCATTGGAACTTCGCAACATTCTCGCCAGAGACGAGCCACTTACCTGTTAGAAATGCAGTGACACCAGCAATGACTTCTTTCTCATCCCAATATGGACCAGAATAGAATACGGTATCTTTCTCAGGATTGAACTCTTTGCAATTGTATGCATACTTTGGTGTACCAACAGCGGCAACCAAATCTTCAATCATTTGCTTCACATCACTCATACTTTCATCCTCAAGATTTGTCCAAGATATTTACCATAATCTGATTTACTATACTTCTCAGCGGCACTACGAACATCATGCTCTGTAATCCATGCATTCTTGTATGCGATTTCTTCAGGGCATGCAATCATCATACCTGTTCTCTTTTGCACTGAACCAACAAATACAGATGCTTCTGAGAGAGACTCAAATGTACCTGTGTCAATCCAAGCAATACCACGATTCAAATACTCAATCTTGCAATCATTGTTTTGCATATAAAGATTGTTGATGTCAGTAATCTCCAATTCTCCTCTTGCAGAAGGTGAGATCCTCCAGGCATATTCTACTACATTATTGTCATAAAAGTAAAGCCCAGTGACAGCATAATTACTTGGAGCAAATTTAGGCTTTTCGACAATTCGAATTGGGTTTCCATCATTATCTAATTCTACCACTCCAAACCGTTCAGGGTCCGCGACATGGTAGGCGAAAACTGTGCAACCAACATGATTGTTTTTTGCGGCATTGAAACGATTGATCAATTCATTACCATAGAAAATATTGTCACCGAGAATCAGAGTGACTTCATCATCATCAATCCATTTTGCTGCAATGCGGAAACATTCAGCAATTCCTCTTGGTTGCAACTGAGTTTCATAAACAATATTCAATCCCCACTGAGATCCATCACCAATAAGTTTCTCAAATGGTGCGCGATCAGCTGGCGATGTAATAATCATAATATCACGAATGCCAGCAAGCATCAATGTAGAAATTGGATAATAGACCAATGGCTTGTCATAAACAGGCAATAACTGTTTTGAAATAACCTTTGTGCATGGATAGAGGCGTGTACCTAATCCACCTGATAAAATAATCCCTTTACGCATTATACCACTCCAAAGTTTTCTCCAGTCCTTGGACGATCTTGGTCTTTGCGGACCAACCAAGTTCCTTGAAGATTTTATCCGAATTCATAGAATATCTAAAATCATGACCCTTACGATCATTTACAAAATTAATCCAGTTTTGATACATGTGAACTGGTTTACCCATTAAGTCAAGAATCAATGTTACCATTTCTAAGTTAGTGATCTCATGACCACCGCCAATGTTGTAACGTTCACCAGATTTAAAATTCTGACCAATTGCGAGTAATGCCTCACAATGATCTTCAACAAACAACCAATCACGAATGTTTGTTCCAGTGCCGTAGACTGGAATTGGTGTATTGTTTTTAATATTGCGAATGATCGTTGGAATAAATTTCTCAGTATGCTGGCGAGGACCATAGTTGTTTGAGCAATTGGTAACAACTGCATCAATCTTATGTGTGTTTACATAAGCACGAACGAGATGATCGCTGGCTGCTTTGGTTGCAGAGTATGGATTGCGTGGATCGTACGGAGTTGTTTCAGTGAACGAAGGATCTTCTGAATTTAAACTTCCATAGACTTCATCAGTTGAAACGTGAACAAGTTTACCACCATACTTGCGAATACACTTTAGAATGTTATGAGTGCCATTAACATTAGTGCTGAGGAAATCATCGTCCCCAGTAATAGAATTGTCAACATGAGACTCAGCAGCAAAATGAAACGTAATGTCTGGTTCATAGTCATGATACATGTGGTCTAAGAATTCAAGATTCCGAATGTCGACTTTTTTGATATTAAGTCGCCAGTCGTCATAGAAACCATTTAGATTGCTGCCATTTGCAGCGTATGAGAAGTTGTCGAGAATGACAACCTCATCAGAAGGATATTTTTGTAGGTGAGAGATTACAAAATTAGAACCAATAAATCCCAAACCACCAGTCACAAATGTAGTCATAAAACCTCAATTACAATTCAACTTCCTCATAAATTGCAGGATTTGATTTACCATAATTTCTCATGATGACACCAGCCTTGCTGTTTGCTTCGTTTTCAAACTCGCTGCCTGTCTCACCTGCATAACTATGTAGTACACCATCTTCGTTCTGTTTGTGGTGGACTAGTTCATGTCCCAATGTGCGTAGAACGTCAGCAAGATGACGTCCTGCGATGTTTAGATGAATAACTCTTTCACTTGGAGAGTAACCACCGAAACTCGTATTCTCTCTCGCTGTATCGCGATTGTCAATAATTACGAGTTTTGGGAGTTCCGCAATACCTAAATTGTCTTTGCAGTAACCCATGAAGTCTTGAATGCTGCTATGGGTTTCTTGTTCCTTCAGGTATTCTCTGAATTTTTTCATTTAGTTTATAAACCTTTTTCAAGAATCTTTTCCAGACTCTCGGATCTTGATTTCGGAAAGTCTTTCGATACATAAAGATGGCTTCAGAATCTTGCCAGCCAATTTTATGCGCTGTTCGAAGTTTATTTATATCAATTCGTTCAGCCTGAGTTTCATAGGCATGAGCGTCGATTTCGTCTGGATTTCCATAATACATCGCCTTCATCTTATTCTGTTTCGGTCTAGGCTTGTATTCTTTTTGTAATAAAAGAGGTCGTTTTTGCTGTTGATGCTTATGGCGATACTCATGATGAATCGCGCGAATAATCTTTAATGCTAGGTTTTTGGCACTAACTTTAGTGAGATGAACCTTTTTCTGTCTTTTGGGAAAGTGTAATTCAATGTATATGTGTTCAGGGATGAAGTTAGATATCCTGCCACAATAATGTGCATTGACAATCACATTATGGTCTTTGAAATATTCGCCCTCAAATCGTTCGGAAGAGAAACAAACGATATTTCGTTTGAAGGCTGCGTTCAAAGATCGAATAATAGAAGGGACGTGTTTTTTGCCCACCCAATTTTCAGCGAGAGCATTTACCTTCTTCTCTATCTTTTCAAGTTTCATTACACTTTCAGATTCTTGAATTTATCTGTACTCTTACCGCGATCAAAGACTGGCTTTGATTCGGCTTCTTGCATCACAGCGTCTTGTGCCTTCTGTTCAAGATCATAGAGTTTCATCTTGGCTCTATCGACTCCGATCGTAAATCGTTTATGGAGGTTGGGATCGTTATAACGATTCTTGAGTTGCTTGACGAGTAACTGATTAAGTTGCTGCAACTCTTCAGTGCTAACAAGAGCAAACATAAAGTCAGCAGTCGCAGGTAGACCGAACGATTCAGAAGTATCTTCCAGTCCAGGGTCAGAGTTGCTAAAGCCAGATCGAGTTGTCTGAGTAGCCGACACAATCGGTACGTTATTCTCCACCGCCAAGCCGCGAAGTTCTTCTGCAATCGCTTTGATGTAGGTGTAAGAATTAACATTGGCACCAGGTTTGATTCTAGCAGACGCACAAATATTTAGATAGTCGATGAAGATAATATCTGGTCGGAAATTCTTCTTGAGAGATAGATCGTTGATCAATGCGCGGAAGTGAGCAGGATTGGCAGAGGCAGTTGGATATTCCTTAATGATCAACTTGCCTTTGATACGTTCTTTAATCTTACCCATGCGTTTCTCATACATGTCCTTTGGCATGTTCATAAGATCTTCCAATGTCACATTGAGAAGATTCGCATCAATACGTTCAGCAATCTTCTCTTCACTCATTTCTAGAGTAATGTAGAGAACGTTGTAGTTTTGAGCCAAGCAACCAGCAGCAACATGGCACATAAACAGAGACTTGCCGACGCCAGTACCTGCAAGAGCAATGTTAAGGGTCTTTTGCGGAAGTCCACCTTTAGTGATCTTGTTGAAATACTCAAGATCGAAGGGGATTCGTTTTTCG